ATGGTGGGTGCGCCCGCTAAACCGGCGGCGAGTGCGAGTGCTGTGATAGTGAACCAGATGGTGGAAAATTTCATTTAATGATCCTCGCGATTAAATAAACGGGCGAGCAATTGGCGAGCGAAGCAGCAAGTTGTACCGCTGCACGAGCAGACGGGGCGCAGATGCGCTCCGCTGCTATGTTGCTAGTGCCGCGAAAATAAACTGTAAAAAGTTTCATTATTTGATAACCGGCAAAAAGGTCGGAGAGGCGATCTTTCCGCCTTTTGGGAATACCAACTTCTTGGCGTAGGCTTCTGCGAGGTCGAGCGTTGCGAAGTGTCGAGACACTCCAACGTAGTTATCAGAATCGAGATCGTGCAACGTGACTCTATAGCAGTGTTCAATATCTTTACGAAACGGAAGGTTTACGTATTGAACCCTGGACATCATGTTAGTTGATTCATTGGTGAACGATGAAAGCATGTTGTGTACTCCGTAGTTGTTTAAATAACCCACAAACTCATTAAACCATAGCCGCAAAATGTTGTAAAGCTTTTTCTTACATAAATGTGGGCTGTGGCGTGGGTAGCGGTTGGGCAGTTTAAATAGCGGATAAATTGCCCACAATAAATGCAGGAATTGCAGGGGCATATGATCGTGTGGGCAAAATGGTCATTTAATTATCGGGGGTTGGTTGAGAATATGCCTGTAAATTTTATGCGCATAAAAGCGTATGGCGTGCATAATAACGAGCCGTAGCTATGGTTGTGGGTCATGCCCACATTGCCCACAAATCCCCTCTCTTTGTGTTAAGCTTTTCTCTCCCCTCTCCCAAACGGATTGCCCACAATGCCCACATTGCCCACACCTCTCGCGATCATGCAACCGGATCAAGTGTCAACCGCCGTTGACAACATGCTGGCGCTCGATCTGATTAGTACGAAACAGGCGCGCTTGATTCGCATGCTCGCCAATCAACCGCACGCCGTTACCGTCGAGCGCATTGGACGCGCGATCCACGTCCACGCTGGTGATCGCCACATGCACGTCATGTCAACAGGCGCTGTCCGCTACCTGTAGGCGTGGGCATGACCACATAGCCCACCACGCCAGGCTAGTGTTATGTTATAACGTAACGCCTAGCACGCGCGGGTCGTCGGGGATGGTCGATTGCTGAGAGCATGGGGGGGGGAGGGCCGAGCGGTGACCGGTCATAGTTATAGTGGTCTTACAAGAAATTTTTTTTTATTTTTTAAATCTCTCTGCTAACATTTGTTTTGCGATGTCTGACGTGATGCGCACGTAGCGACTGGAAGGTAGCTGAAGGGTTCCCCCTGCCCACCATCTAAGGCACTCCGCTCCAGCACACAGGCTCGACGGTTGTTCGAGATCGCGGCCTCCCGGCAGGCTAACCCTGCACATCGCTTGTCTTTTACTTACAGGGTCATTAAAGTCACGGCATGTTCAAATCGCTCCCGCTGACGACACGCGAGCTCAAAGCGACCGAGGACCGCCTTCAGTCAATTTATGACGCTGCCGCCCTCGGCCTGAAGGGTGATAGTCTTGCGTTAGCCGCCGGCATGTTGCCGGTGGAGTATCGACGGCTATGCCAGATGGACCCGCTGGCATCGATGGCGGAGGCGAAAGGGCGTGCAGATAGTGAACGTGAGGCTGCGGGGCAGTTGCGTGACGCGGCTCGCAACGGCGATAGCAAGGCTGCTCTGGCCTTGCTACAGCATGTGCATGGTTGGGTCGCCAAGCAGCAGGTCCAGGTCGATGTCCAGCAGCAGATCAGCATCGTCGCCGCCTTGCAAGAGGCGGAGTCTCGCGTCATCGAGGGCCGAGTATTGTCTGCTGCACCGGCTGCACTAGAGCACACCTCTGACTCCTTATCTAATAAGCTAACGGCGGAACATGCAGACGCCCATCTATAGCGCCGAAGACGAAGAGCTACTCATGGCGAAACTGTGGTCGCCCTCGGTGAAGGACGACCCCGAAGCGTTCGTGCTGTTTGCGTTCCCGTGGGGCAAGGCCGGCACGCCGCTCGCGCACTTCCAAGGTCCGCGTAAGTGGCAGCGTCAGGTGCTACGCGACATCGCAGCGCACATCGCTAAGAATAAGGAGGCGACCGCGTATGAGGTGCTGCGCATGGCAACAGCCTCGGGGCGCGGCATCGGTAAGTCCGCCTTAGTCAGTTGGCTCATCTTGTGGATGTTGACGACGCGGATCGGCTCAACGACCATCGTGTCGGCTAACAGCGAGGCGCAGCTACGCTCGGTCACTTGGGCGGAGATCACGAAGTGGCTGGCGCTGCTACTCAATAGTCATTGGTTCGAGGTGTCTGCCACTCGCGTGATGCCAGCGAAATGGATCGCTGAGCTCGTCGAGCGGGACCTGAAGAAGGGCACGCGGTACTGGTCGGTAGAAGGGCGGCTGTGGTCGGAGGAGAACCCTGACGCGTACGCGGGCGTTCACAACCACGACGGTGTGATGGTCGTGTTCGACGAGGCGTCGGGCATACCGGACGCCATCTGGTCGGTGACGGCGGGGTTCTTTACGGAGAACACGCCGAGCCGGTTCTGGTTAGCGTTTAGTAACCCACGTCGTAATGAGGGGTATTTCTATGAGTGCTTTAACGCGAAAAGGGATTTCTGGCGCACGCAAAGCATCGACGCGCGGCAAGTCGAAGACACGGACAAAACGGTCTACGAGCAAATCATCGCAGAATACGGCGCCGACAGCATCCAAGCCCGCGTCGAGGTGTACGGAGAGTTCCCCGTCGATGGCGACGATCAGTTCATCGCTCCGCGACTGGTGGAAGAGGCAATGCAGCGCCCTCGCTACAAGGATGAAACGGCTGCGCGAGTGGTGGGGGTAGACCCCGCGCGAGGCGGGCATGACTCGACGGTGATCGTCGTGCGTCAAGGACGTGACATCGTGGCGATTAAAAGGTTTCACGGCGATGATACGATGACGACCGTAGGGCGCGTCATTGACGTGATCGAGGAGTACAACCCTGCGCTCACGGTCATTGATGAGGGCGGTCTAGGCTACGGCATACTTGACCGGCTCAAGGAGCAGCGGTATAAGGTGCGTGGGGTAAACTTTGGCTGGAAAGCCAAGAACCCTGTGATGTACCAAAACAAACGCTCAGAGATGTGGGGCGAGATGAAGGACTGGCTACGCACGGCGAGCCTGCCCGCTGACCGCCAACTCAAGAGCGACTTGGTGGGGCCGCATCAGAAGTTTAACTCATCAGGAGCTATCCTGTTGGAGAGCAAGAAGGACATGAAGGCACGAGGGCTTGCAAGCCCTGACGCGGCAGACGCACTGGCCGTGACCTTTGCCTACCCTGTCTCCAGCCGCGAGTATCGAGAGAAGCCGCGACGGCTCGTGATGGGGCAAGGCGCGGCGATCACAAACAGTTGGATGGGCGCCTAGTGGCACGTAAGTCGGTCAGCCTGTCGGTCGGACGGGGCGAGAAGCTCTCGACCAAGGCGGGCGCGGGGCTGACGGCCAAAGGGCGCGCGCGGTACAACCGCGCCACCGGCAGTAACTTAAAGGCTCCTGCGCCGAACCCGAAGACGAAGGCGGACGCGGGGCGTAAAAAGTCATTCTGTGCTCGGATGGGCGCAGTCGCACGCAACGCCAAGGATGGCGAGCGGGCTCGGGCAGCGTTAAAAAGGTGGAAATGCTAATGGCTAAACCAGGGTTGTACAGCAACATTCATGCTAAACGCGCTAGAATCAAGGCGGGATCGGGCGAGAAGATGAGGAAGCCCGGCGCTAAGGGCGCGCCGACCGCTAAGGCGTTCCGTGAGTCGGCTAAGACCGCAAAGAAGAGGAAGTAACATGCGTAATCGACTAGGTATGGCACCCAGTGGCAAAGGCGATCAGATGGTCGAGATGCGCAAGCGCATCCCGCGTCAGCAGAACCTACCGGCGCCTCGTCAACGCGCACGCCCTGATGCCGTGAGCTTGGTGGTGGACTTTAAGCCCTCGCCTGTACGGCGGTTCGGTATGGGACAGAGGATGAAGTAATGCCACTTGTTAAGTCAGCAAGCAAAGGCGCGTTTCGTAAGAACATCAAAACTGAGATGGCCCGTGGCAAGCCGCAGAAGCAAGCCGTGGCAATCGCCTACTCGGTTAAGCGTAAAGCACAAGGTAAGAAGCGCAAATAATGGCTAAAGATCCGACCGGACTGACAGGCGCAGGCCAAGTCGCTAACTCGCCCACCTCGCGTGGGCGTTCGCGCGATCCTGCGGACATTCTAGCGACGGCACGCGACCGCATGCAGATGGCGCTCTCGGCGTACTCCGATAGCCGTCAGGACGAGCTCGATGACCTGCGCTTTATGGCAGGTAGCCCAGACAATCAATGGCAATGGCCGCAGGATGTGCTCGCCACACGCGGCTCGGTGCAAGGGCAGACGGTCAACGCTCGACCGTGCCTGACCATCAACAAGCTGCCGCAGCATGTGCGGCAAGTGACCAACGATCAGCGACAGAACCGCCCAGCCGGCAAAGTCATACCTGTAGACGACCAAGCGGACATCGAGGTCGCTGAAATTTTTGATGGGATCGTGCGACATATTGAATATATGTCGGACGCGGATGTGGCTTACGACACGGCGTGTGACAACCAAGTCACGTACGGCGAAGGGTACGTGCGCATCCTGACTGAATACTGCGACGAAGATAGCTTCGATCAAGACATTCGAATCGGGCGTATTCGCAATAGCTTTAGCGTGTACATGGACCCCACCATTCAAGATCCGTGCGGGTCCGATGCAGAGTGGTGCTTCATCACGGAAGATCTGCCCAAAGAAACTTATGAACGAATGTTCCCCGATGCGCAACCGATTTCATCCCTTATGGCTCGCGGCGTCGGAGACGCAGCGCTCTCACAATGGTTGAACAAAGATTCGGTGCGCATCGCGGAGTATTTTTACAAAGAGCATAGTAAAGCGACGCTAAATCTGTACGCCGGCAACCAAACGGCGTTCGCAGGATCGCCAGAGGCGACAGAATTTGAGATGTTAGGGCTGCAACCCATCCGCAAACGCGAGGTGGATGTGGTCCGTATCAAGTGGGTCAAGACCAACGGCTATGAAATTTTGGAAGAAGCCGAGTGGCCTGGCAAACACATCCCTGTCGTGCGCGTGATCGGCAATGAATTTGAGGTCGAAGGGCGCATTTATATCTCTGGCTTGGTGCGCAACTCCAAAGATGCGCAGCGAATGTACAACTATTGGGTCAGTCAAGAGGCAGAAATGCTCGCTTTGGCGCCCAAAGCCCCCTTTATTGGCTATGGCGGACAATTTGAAGGGTATGAGCAGCAGTGGAAGACCGCAAATACGACCAATTGGCCGTATTTAGAGGTCAATCCTGACGTGACAGACGGTCAGGGGGCGGTATTACCGCTTCCGCAGCGCGCAGCCCCTCCGCTTGCCCAAACAGGGCTCATTCAGGCCAAATTAGGGGCCTCAGACGACATCAAAGCAACCACTGGACAATATGACTCTAGCCTCGGCGCCACGTCTAACGAGCGCTCTGGGCGGGCCATTTTGGCGCGTGAACGGCAAGGCGACACCGGCACATATCATTACGTCGATAACTTGGCTCGGGCCGTACGCTATGTCACGCGTCAACTCGTGGACTTGATCCCTAAGATCTACGATACTCAGCGCATCGCGCGAATCGTAGGCATTGATGGCGAAGTCTCAACCGTTCGCATCGATCCGAACCAGCCACAAGCGGTTCGCAGACTGATGGACGAGGCGGGTACGGTGATCGAGAAGATCTACAACCCGTCTGTCGGTAAGTACGACGTTGCGGTCACAACCGGCCCGTCGTACATGACCAAGCGCCAAGAGGCGATGGATGCGATGGGGCAGATCTTGCAGGCTAACCCGAATCTTTGGCAGGTGGCAGGTGATCTCTTCGTTAAGAACATGGACTGGCCAGGCGCGCAGGAGATTGCTGAGCGTCTACAGAAGATGATTGATCCCAAACTGCTTGCCGATGAGGAAGATCCTGCACTGCAAGCCGCCAATCAGCAGATGGAAGTGATGGCGCAAGAGATGCAGATGATGCAGCAAATGCTTCAGCAAGTGCAGCAGTCGATGGAAGCCCGCGAAGTGCAGATCAAGGAGTTCGAGGCGCAAGTCAAGGCGTATAATGCCGAAACAGACCGCATTAAGGCGGTTGAAAGCGGCTTGAGCGAAGAGCAAGTGCAGGACATTATTCTTGGCACCTTGAGCGGTATGCTGGCCTCTGGCGAGCTTGTGGCGCCAAACGCTACACGGGAGACGCCCAATGAGCCAATGTGAGGTGTTTATTGGGCATTTGTTCCTAGCGCGAGACGTGACGCACTCGACGCACTTAAATACGCGTAATTACGCGAAACATAAGGCGTTGCAGAAGTTTTATGAGGGTATTATTCCGTTAGCCGACGCGTTTGCGGAAGCCTATCAAGGCCGTTACGGATTAATCGGGCCTATTGCGTTGCAATCGGCTAAAAAGACTAATAATGTGCTGGATTTTCTGCAAGATGAGCTTAAAACGCTTGAGGAAATGCGGTACAAGGTTTGCGATAAAGATGACAGCCCATTGCAGAATTTGCTTGACGAGATACTGACGTTGTATCTTACCACTATATACAAATTAAAGTTTTTAGCGTGAGGATAGAGCATGGAAC